CCGGAGGGGATCAGATAGCCGATCTGTCCCTACCCGGCCTAACGCATCAGTTTATTCAAATCCTCGGGATAAAATTATCCAGAGGATCTGTATAACAGGATGTGCGACAATTATTGCTTGTGGACTTCATCGGATCCACTCGCACGCGGACGATGTACACCGGAAGGTATCACAGCTGTTAAACGGGAGTGGAGCCCCAACTATAGCCCGTTGGCCCAATGAGGGAAAATTGGTAGGAACCCCTAGACTGAAGGTAACAGTCAGGTTTGGAACCCCTGATAGTTCCAGTTCTGCTTTAACTACAAAAGCATAATAATGAAATATGCAACTAATACGAACTACTAAGCAAGCCTTAGGCATTTCTCGGCCTAAGATTCTTGATAATGTTAGAGATAAGATCAAGTCGAAAAAGGATGCTTGTTTTCATTATACCCTCAGAAATAGTAAGAAGGCCGCGGAATTATCGTTCCGTGACTACGTTCTGAGTAAACCGAAGCCTTCAGAACCTTTGGAGGAGGTTCACGCACCGCCCAGTAACAGGTTTGAGGTTTTACTTGACGAAGTGAAACCCCAAATGGCTGAGGTCGAGTGCGGTTGCCCGGGATGCATGTTTGGCGTACAACCGCCGGCAGGAAGCAATCTCGAACTGGAAGTAGCGGAGAGACACTACGAATACCAGTATTGGCAACACATGGCTGATGTCTCAGTGGCGAAGGTACTGCGCAGGTTTAACATCAAGCCAGCGCAGCCTGTCAAGGATTCTGTCTGCTGCGCCCATTCCAGGGCGGCCCGAGACGACATACTGCGAGAGGTGCTTTTGAAACCATGTAGTCAAAGCATGGCAAATCCACCTCGCATCCCTACCTGGGGTGAGATCATGTATAAGCCCACTTCGGTGAGTTTCTACAATGGTCCCACTTCCGGTAAGGAAAGCAGCTCCAAACTGATCTCAGTTCCAGAATGGGAAGACTTTGAGCTCCCAGAACGTAAGAAGATCAACAAAGTCGTCAAAGGTAAGAAGACATTTAAGGTCTATTCTCGCTTGCTTTATCACCTTAGAACTAAGTACTTCTTGAAGTACAGGGATCACCATTTCATCAACCTCCTCGTCAACGAGGCTAGGATATGGATGGTGAAGAATGAGTTCAAATGTGATTCAGCAACCGATTACGCCATAATGTCTTCGGCAGTCTTAACCGCCTTCTTAGTGTCAAAGGAGGAATTGGAATTTAGACAGGTTATCAAAGATCCAGTGAACTTTGATAATATGACACACCTCAATGCCACCGTCATAGGGGACTTAGGTAAGAGTAATCATATACCTAAAGAGCACTCCTGGCTAGGAGACCGCTTACCCAACATGACGTTGAAGTCTAGGACGCTGGACTTCTAGAGCTGCCATATTAAGTTACCTTGTAAATGCTGTGACAAGCTGCCGCGCGATCTAACAACTGATCGAATCAAGGTGAGAACGAACTTAATTGGCACTCATAGGGAAAATACTTACGCTAAAATCTATCACTTTAGTGGTATCGAACCCCAATTTTATTGGAACAAGTGTGCGCATAACGAGTACGATGCATTACTACGTAGACATAACCCACCGCTCTGTAAGGGATTTGATCCTGAGAACGAGCGCCTAAAACAATTAGAGAAGGAAATGATGTCTATGGCTGATGCAGTAGGAAAGTTTAACCACAGCACCGATAAAGAGGTCTTCGATAACACTAGAGCTAGCGTAAGAGCGCGGTATAGAAGGGCCCGGTATAACATCTGGAACGGGCGTGAGGTTTACAATCCGACTATGAGTCGCGTCAAGTCGTTTGTAAAGTATGAGAAAGTCCCCATCGGCAAATTTGAGGACGGGAAGGCCCCTAGGCTCATACAGTATAGGTCGTTTGAGTATGTTTATTTGCTCAAACAACAGTTACTGCCTCACGCGTTGGAAATAAAGCATAACAAGGATATAGAATGGAACGGACAAAGCGTCCAGACTATATTCTCGAAAGTGCATGACGCTTATGGCGTGGCGGATATACTTAGCACTAATTGGAAGTGTTTTGCGGATCCTGTCGCCCTTTGTTTTGATCATACCTCTTTTGATGGTCACTATATTGAAGAACTCCTAAACATAGAGCATAAATATTGGAAGAGACTTAATAAGTCTAAGCTTTTATCTTTATTGTTAGGAGATCAAGTAGTGAATAAGGCTAGGACCTCATCAGGGATAAAATACAAAACAAGGGGCGGTAGGATGTCAGGTGAGTGGACCACATCTGAAGGCAATACTACTACCAATTATGCTATATATGTCACCTGGCTAAAAGCGTCGGGAGTGAAGAAATATAGAGTAACGGTTAACGGCGATGATTCGGTGATATTCATCGAACGCGAAGATCTCCACAAACTATTACCTCTTAGCTTCTTTGAGAACTTTAACATGGAAACAAAGGTAGAC